TATGTTTTTATTATTAACCTGTTGAAAAAATAAATAATAGAGTATAAAAATAAAAAATCTAATATTATAAAATTATAAAAAATGAATGAACAGGATAAACAATAATTATGTTTTTATTATTAACCTGTTGAAAAAAAAATCTAAATAAATAATATAATGAAAAACGAAGAGTTTTGGATGATGGTTTTAGCCGTAATAGTTGCTTTAGTATTAAACAGATTAGTAGTTGTTCCATTAATGAAAGTTTTAAATGTAAGAGAAGGTGCAACAGACATGCCTTATGTTATGTCAGGAGGATGGTAAATTTATATAAAAAGTTTATTTAAAAATATATAAGTAATTTAATGTTATATAGATAAACCTGTTGAATTATAAATATAGTGTAATTATAAATAAATTATTTAATTAAAATATTTTAAAATAAAACAATATAACATTATAATTATGAGAGATTTTTGGATGAATGTTGTAATTTTTATAGGATTATTAATATTTTTAAATTTATTATTAAATATTAATAAATTCGGTAAAAAATAATGTATAATTATTTATCCTGTTAAATTATAAATAAAGATGCATATTTATAATATAATTATAAAAATCTACTTATTTATAAATCATTTCTAGTTATATAACTCAATTCTGGTTATATAACTCAATTCTGGTTATATAACTCAATTCTGGTTATATAACTCAATTCTGGTTATATAGTATAACCTGTTGAGATCATAATAGTGTATTTAGTATAGTATAACCTGATGAGATCATAATAGTGTATTTAGTATAGTATAACCTGTTGAGATAATAATAGTGTATTTAGTATAGTATAACCTGTTGATATATATTTTTTTAATTATAAAAATATATATAGAATATATAATTATGGAAAAGTTTTGGATGATGGTTTTAGCTGTAATAGTAGCAGTGTTATTAATGAATTTAGTATTAAGTCCCTTAATGAATGTTTTAAGTGTAAAAGAAGGTGCAAGTAATAGAAAGTATACCCCAGATTGTCCTTATGGAAATTGTAGTCCTACTAAGAATGTAAATCCAGAGGGTCAAGAAACACAACAAGAAGTATCACAAATTCATTCTACTCAAAATGAACTTGCAGGAATAAGAGCAGATCAAATGTTCGGTTTATAGTAAAAAAATTTGTAATATATATTACAAATATTTTTAAATATATAATATATATGTGTGATATTTCCCCTTCAATAGATGATATTGATAATTTCATCAAACAACGTCTTTCCTCTTCTAAAAGTGAAAAGATAGCAATAGTTTTAGTTGGTGGTCCTGGTAGTGGTAAAAGCAGTGGTAAATTAGAAACCATTAAGATACTTGGTAAAAATCCAGAAGATTTTACGAATATTGATCCAGATGAGATATTGACTAGTTTATTTAGTAATAAAAATGAATGTTATTCTAAAGCATATGATATCAATAATCAATCTTATGAAAAGGCTATAGAACAAGGTAAGAATATTATATTTGATAGAACTGGAAGAGATTATGAATGGTATACTGAGAGTGTGTTAAAATTCCTAAAAAATAATGGATATAAAGTTAATCTAGTTATTGTAGGTAATGATTTAAATACAGCTTTAGATCGTATAAAAAAAAGAGCAGAAGAAACTGGTAGAAATGTAAATGTAGAATATGCAAGGGGTGTTTATAATGCTTTAAACATTGCTATCCCAAAATATTTAGGATTAGAATGTGCGTTTGCAGATGATATATACTTATATGATAATTCAACTGAACAAATAAAACTAATTTACAGTACATATTGTAATGATAATAATGAGAAAATTATGAAATGTATTATGGGAAACTGTACCATGCGTGGTGGGAAAAAATCAAGAAAATCAATAAAATCAAGAAAATCAAGAAAATCAATAAAATCAAGAAAATCAAGAAAATCAAGAAAATCAAGAAAATCAAGAAAATTTAGTAAAAAATAAGTTATATTTTTATTAAAAAACCATGAATAAAAAATTTAAAAATATAAAATTAAATACTTATTTATGTAGTGTTTTTAAAAATATTTTTAAGTGTCGTTTGATTGTGTTTAATGATTATTTTATTGTGCTTCTTTTTGTGCTTCTTTTTCTTGTTGTTTTTGCAATTTAAGTGCTTCTTTTTGTGCTTCTTTTTCTTGTTGTTTTTGCAATTTAAGTGCTTCTTTTTGTGCTTCTTTTTGTTGTTGTTTTTGCAATTTAAGTGCTTCTTTTTGTGCTTCTTTTTCTTGTTGTTTTTGTGATTTCTGAGTGTTAGTTATTTGAACATTAAAATTTTCAGTACTAGTGAATCCTTGTGTTAATAATTCAGATGAAAATTTAAATGTTTTTTCAAGAAATAGAATAGTATCTTCCTGTTCAGTGCAATTAAATTTAAGTTGTGCGAGTAAATGTCCAATAAATTGGACGTGTTCTGGTGAAAATTGGATCGAAGACATTGTGAAATATTGTATGTTTTAAAGTTCAATTATATAAAAAAAATAAAAAAGTATTTCAATTTTTTTTACTGGTGGAAAAAAAGATAAAAATGCTGTTTTAAATGTTCAAAGGTGTAAAATAAATAAAATAAAAAATAATATAATTATTATTATTTTTTATCATTAAATTAATACATTAATACATTAATACCATTATAATTAACCATTAAATGATGTCATCTATAAATTTGAAAGACTTTATTATTATTATTTTTTATGATTAAATTAATACATTAATACCATAATAATTAACCATTAAATGATCTGATCTATAAAGTTGAAGGACTTTATTATTATTATTTTTATCTGTTAAATTTCTAAATAAATTATTAAGAGATGTGTTTTGTCCATTATAACAATATTGCTGAATGTTTGTAAAATCAATATCGGTATAAATTTTTATAATATCATTAAATTGAATACTTTTATTTTTATAATAGTAATCATTAGGGTTAAATCCTAATAAAGCATAAATATTGATAAATATGTGATATGTTTTAGGTAGTGTGTGAATATTAGTGTTGTAAAAATCAGTAATTTGAATAACATTAATAATAGTTTTATCTATAATAGTTAATAGATTATTAATAATTGAAGTTTGTATTTGTTTATCTTTGTTTTCGGCAAGTGATTTTTGTGTATCAACAATTGTTTTAATAGTAAAATTGATTTCAGTAATTAAAACCTCATAAAGTAATTCGACCAAATTCCAATAACTAATGTAGTTATTATTTTTAATATAATTGTTATATATTGAATTACAAAATTGTGTTTTAGTGATTTTATTTTGTAAAAATAATATCCGTTTTTTAAGATTAATATCAGTATTATTATTGATATTATTTCTAATATTAGATATTAATGGTTGTAAAATAAAACATAATTTACAAATATTTTTTAATATGAAGAATGGTTGATCTTTATTAATATTTTGTGTTAGATTAGTATTATTAATACTTTTAAGTATTCTAAATAATAGACTCTCTTTACTTGAAAATTTATTAATAATAGTGGATGCGTCGATTGACATTCCTCCACAGATGAAATCATCTCTTTCTCGTAAAATAATCCCTGTTCCAATCAAAGATTGTTTATATTCTTTAAAGTGTGGATTAGTATTTTCACTATTAGATAAAAGCATGCCTGTATTCCATTGAAACCCAGTTTTGCATTCACTGCACCACATATGATTACATCCAATAATTTTATGTATTTTAGTACAACATTTAGGACATTCTTTTGTAGTATTTTCTATAAATTGAATAGTTTTAATATCATCATCGTTGCATATGTGATTAATTTCTTTTTTAATTTCACAATGTTTACATATAATTAGATTACATGTAATACATTTATAGGTTTCATCTTCAATAATTTCATCCATAAAACATTCACAATTTAATCCAGGACATTTTTTTCTTTTAATTTTATTTTCAACAACAATACCATTATTAATTTCTCTTTTTAATATTTTTTCTGAAATTTTTATATTTCTATATAATGCAATGTGTTCTCGCAAATTTGTTTTATATTTTTTAATTTCTAACGATAATTCTGTATAAGTTTGTTTATTATTTGTAACATGTTGTAAAAATAGATCCATTCCGCGTATATGAGATTTTATAGTATCAATTTCTTTTTTATTTTTTTCTTTTTGACTTTGAATATTTGTAAGTTCTTGAATTTTAGATACAATAGTCATAGTATCAGAGAATTTAAGTTCTTGTTTTTTATATTCAATTTCTTTGTATACAGAAATAATTTTAGATAGTATAGGTTTAGATGTAATCATAGAATGAATATGTTGTAGTGTAAGTGTTTTTTTACAAGATATACATTCAATAGATAGATTAGAAGTAATAAAAGTAAGAATACAAGTTTGACAACAATAATATTTACAATAAGGACAAGTTGAAAATACTTTTTTTTTAGAGCAACAAATATCGCAAGTGTTCATAGTATCTGTTTTGATTGTGTAAAGTTTTGGTGTTCAATTTATGAAGATAATAAAAAATACATTTCAATTTTTTATAAGATATAATATATATTGTAAAAAAATCAAGATAATATAAGTATAAATTTTGATACTGAATTATGGTTATGTTACTGATTTCTGTATAATATAATTAAGTAATTGAAAAATAAGGTGTAAAATGTAGTGAAAAGTGAATAAAAATTTTTATAACCGAATTCTTGTTATGTTACTCATTTCTGTTTATAATGGAATAGTGTGAAATATAGTATGATAAGTTATGGACTTAATTGTTTGGATTAGTTAAGCCTATATTGTCCGCATGGTTGGGTGGGTTGGGTTCGCCAGTATATAAATATTAATAAAATATATTATACAAAAATATAATATATATTAAAAAATTAATCCACTATATAGGCAACAAATTCTTCCAATCATTTTCAACAAATTTATCAGAACAACAATCACTAAAATAACCTGTTAAATATTTGTTAATATTACTAATTTCCCAAAAAATTGTATTATTTGGTTTAGTATAAGCACTAATCAATACAGAATCACATAGTTCTCTATTACATATAGCTTTCCAAAAAATATATTCTTCTGTTGCAAATTTGTTTTTAGATATTTGAGGGTTCCATGATCCACCTGTATAAATCTCCCATATAGTATTATTTAATGAAGATAATTTATTAATAATATTTTGTTCAAATAATTCCCATTGTCCTTCATTCAATCTAAGAGATTGAGGCAACACATTAGTTATATAATATGTTTGATACCATGGTCCATTATCTGTTTTATTATAAGACATAATATGTGATGGTGTTAAATGACCACGACTATAAGGCGATTTAAAAATATAATCATCTGGTGAATGCTGCTTATTATTCGGAATAAGTGGATCATTTATAAATGTTTTTCTGCCTCCTAATAAATTATTAACCTGTTGAGTTGAATGAATAGCATAAGAAGAAAAAGGTAATTTATAATTTAAATTGTAAAATATCATTATATCTTTATGACAAATAATATTATGTTTAGAGTAATATCTGTAATGATTAATAAATGATTTATCAAGCACCCACGAACAATCGCCAACTATATTATTTTTATTATACAAAACATAGTTAGGCATTTTAATCGAATTAACATTATT